GAGAAGACCGCGAGCTCCTCCGCGCCGTCGATCACGCCAGCACCCAAGAGAAACGCCGATAGCGCAGTGGCTATGCCGCGCCCACGGTGCCGCTCGCCAGTGAACATCTCAAGCGTCTGGTGGTTGTTCCAGACGTGTGAGCACGCCCAGCCGAGCAATGCTCCGTCCTCGTGCCACAAGGCGATCGGCGTGTCAGACGAGCCATTGCCGTCGAGAACTCGACGCACTTCGAGATTGAAGTCGCTCCCCGGCTTCGTCAGTCGGTAGCAGATGGCGAGAGCGTCTTGGGGCTCCATGCCGTCAACGGTCGTGAGGATGATGCTTGGCATCCTCGCAGCATGGCAACGCTGTCAAGTTCCGAGCTTTTTGAGCGTAATGATCTTTTTCCCGCCCGGCCCGCTGGGAAGCGCCGCCTTCTTACGCTGCCGCCCGCCAGCCTCCGTCGCAATCGGGTGGACGCCAGCAATCGACGCCGCGACCGCAGAGCCGACGAGGCAGTCGAGCCAGTGGTTATCCCTTCCGCCCATCTTCCACTCATCGACCACCCTGCCACGGGCCTCGGTCCTCACCGGGTATTCGCTCGTCAGGTGCTCGAACAGGAGATCGTGCTGCCCGGCGTGGAACGCTATCGCCTCGGGGTCGCCCATCTGCAACCGCAGGCGAGCCGCCACGAAGGTCTTGTAAAAGTTCGTGTCGTAGAGGCATGACCGCTGCCCCTCGGAAATCTGCCCGACCTTCCAGTTGAGCCCGATGCGGTCGCCCCGGCTTTTCTTTTCGCCGATCGGCTGGCTCGATGCGCCGATGCCTTTGCCGTGGCTCGGCAGGATCGCCCCAGCAAACGCCGACCGCCGGCAGAAGGTGCGGATCGTCCCGGTGCTCTGCCCCCAGTTGGCGTCGATGAGCATTTGCGAGATCCGCATCGCCGCCCCGTCCTCACGCTTCCAGTCGCGGCCCATGAGCAACTGAGAGACGGACTCTAGCCCCGCGTGGAGCGACGCCTCGAAGCCCGCCCCCTTCGCCGCCTGGGCGAGCGTCCGCTTCGCGTGCTTCGCTTCAAAGAACGACGAAGCCTGGTCAGGGAAGGTGCCGTAGGCCACGACGTGACCGCCGAAGGACTGATTCCACGAGGCGACGAGCCAGAAGAGGAGTTTTTCCTGCACGTCGACAAACGCCGTGAGCGTCTGGTGGTCGAGTGGGATTTTCCCACGCTCCAAGGTCGTGGCCCGCAAGGCGAGGCTCCGCTTGTCGAGCTTGTCGCTGGCGATGTCGTCGGCGATCGGCGTGTTTTGGTACTCAGCGAGAAACGCCGACTCTCCCCGGTCAATCCGCAGATTCCATGCGTGCTGGATCGCGGAGAGCTCGTCTTCGTTTTTTCGCTCGGGCCACGCCACGCGAGCCCCGGCATCCATCGCCGTTTGATTCTGCCGGTAGTGGTCGTCTGCCGCCCCAGTGCCTGTGCCGTTCCGCTGGCCCTCGCGCCGCAACTCTGCGTACTGGCTCCAGAGATCCTCGGCGGTCGGCCACTCGTAGACCAGCTTCGTCCGCTCGCCCTGCCACGCAGGATGCTTCGCCCGGTCGAGCAGGCGGTCGGCCAGATCGTCGGGGCGGATGACCGTGATCGTGGCGAGACCGCTGATCTTCGCGCCCGGCCCGGCGAGACCAAGGATCGCACCGGAGAGGATCCGCTCGCGGGTGGCGACCTGTGATGGGCTTGCTGCGGCTTCGTCTGTCTGTGGGTCGTCTATTAGCACTAGTGACGGCCGAACGGTCGACCCGTCTGGCCGCGTATGGCGAATGCCTCGTATGCGGCCCGTGATGCCAGCCACGCGAACAGCAGCCCCAGACGAGGGTGCCTTGCCGATCCACGGCAGCGTAATCTGGTCAGCAGTCCATTCGATATGCGTCGGCTCGCCCTCGCACGTCTGCCCTTGAGCGCGCCGCGTGATGCCCTCCATTGCGCGTATCGGAAAGCAAGCCGCAGGAAAGTCCTCTAGGAGTCGATCGTTTTGCTCTAGGTTTGTTTTGATGCTGTCGAGCATCTGCCCGGCAATCGCTTGATCCGACCCGATCAGCATCACAAACGGGCGATGTCCGTAGAGCATGGCCCAGATGCAGGCCCACTCGCAAAGCGTGGTTTTCCCGGACCCTCGCGGCATAGCGAACGCGAAGAGCTCGCCACGCAGCACGGCGGACTCTATTCGCTGAATCGCCTTCAGGTGGTCGCCAGACCACGCAAGGGGGAACGCCTCCGCCCCGTATGTCTCGCAAAACAGGCGGAAACTTTCCCGGCAGGAGTCGAGCCTTTTCTTGTCTTTTGGCGGCGGAATGGACCCGATGTCGCGGCCGGCTGCGGCAAGGCGACGAGACCAAGACCCGCCCTGCTGCTTCTGCTTTTCGTAGCGAGCCTTGGCGGTGTCGAGTCGTTTTTTCTGGTCAGATCGAGTTGCCACCTACACCGGACCCTTCAAAACACGTTTTTTTGTGGCTGCTCGCCGTGGAGGCTTCCGCTGCCTGACCGTCGGAGTACCTTTTGATGCCCCCATATATGGGGGTGCCATTTTGGCACTGTATCGTTTTGCGTCAGTTGCATTTTGCAACGGTTTTTTCACTGACCAGCGCATGCCAATTCAAGTGTTTTGACTCTTCGCGATTCGGCGAAATCAAACAACGTGCGAGAGCTGTAATAACAATCGCCTTTCGTGTTTGATGGGCTTTTTAGAAAAACGGGACCGTTCCCGTATGCAGCCCATTTCTTGAACTTATGCACCTTGACTCCAAGGACTTCGGCCGCTTCCTTTCTGCTCATGCAGTAAAAGGCACGCCCATCGTGGCGTTCTATCTGCCCGATTGCAGCCAGTTCATTCATGGCTTTTTCAAACAGACTCAATGTAAAAGTGTCTGATACGAGCGAATCGCAAACGTCTTGGATGCTCGCCCCGAGCCTTCCTTTTTCTTTCAGGAATGCACGGATCATCGCTTTTTCTGAAGAAGATGCGACTCTTTCGAGCGTCTTTGCTTGAACGCGAGTCGTAAAAAACAAAGCCCCGGATTCCTCGCACAATTGCTGGAATCTAGTCGTTGATACAGAGGGCCATCCATATCTCTCGGTGATCACCTTGTTGAATTGGCCGCACCACTCCTTGAAGGTGGCTAGTTCTTCTCCAGAGCTAAACGCTCTCTCAGCCATTTCTTGCACAACGGCACGACGGACTTCGGCCATGTGCCTCATTCCGCACCAGCCAATAGACTTCAGTTCTTTCAGGTATGTCGCCAAATGTGCTTCAAGTTCCGTTCCGCGAAAATGGGCGGACACATCACCCGAGGAAAGAGCGTGTCCTCGCATTGCGAATTGCTCTTGCATCCAGGCCATACGGCGACCTCTTCGCGACGCCCGCGATCCGCATACGGCGACGTTATTCCGCAACGGAAATCCGGCAGCGGATTGCTTGTGGCACCCAGAAATATGTTCCGACCAATCCACACCCGACGAGACGACAATCTGTTTGAGTGTGTTGCAAAGCCGACACACCCACTGGACGTTGGAAATGTCCGCAATCAACGCCCCATCTACATTGCCGCCGGCCGCACGGGCGGCAAACGTAGACCTACGGTTCACGTTTTGAATGTGATCGGCCTGAATGGCTCGCGGATGCTTTTGCCCTCCGTGATCCTCGACCGGAACTCCGCATATCGCACACCGACCGCCTTGCTTGTAGTACAAGTCCTCAAGGTCTGTGGCCGTTATCCTTTGCGATTGCCCAGCCTGCTGCGCTTCTGAGTTCATGAAGCGAGCGCGGTTCATGCATATTTTTGCTACAGCATCTTCGGCGATCTTGTATTCGGTCGGCTCACTTGATTCCACGCTGTGCCTCCTTGCACAAGTCCATCAACCGGCTCGTCTCGACAATCAGCACGCTCTCCCGCCCATTTCTTCGATGCCAGACGACCGGCACATGACCGGGGGGGGCGTCGTTTTTCGCCTGCTCAATCGCCTTGTAGACGTTGAGCGTCTCCGTCCGCTTGCATTCGACGTGGATGTTGACGCCTTCGAGCACGACATCGGGCGAGTCAGGGCCGCCCTGGTACTGGACGCCACGGCGTGAGGCGCAGCCGAGAAGGTTTCCCAACTCGGCTGCTGCCTCGCGCTCGCCGCGCTTGCCTTTGTTTCGGCTCATGCGTCCCATGCGTCACTCGTAGCGGATCACCGCGAACCACGCACGCTTAACGGGCGACCACGCGACGCCCTTCTCGACGATCCTGTAGCGTCCGTAGAAGCAGCAGTTCCTCTCTGCCGCCTGTGGGGTCGGTCCGACACCGATACCCTCCCTGCGACCGCCAGAGCGTCCGCAGTGACGCAACACGCCCGTGCGGGCCATCGTCTCGGCGTCCTCCTGCGCCGTCGTGATCGTCGTCGTGACGACGAACTGGTCAGCCAGGGCAACGCCGCCGCAAATCATCGCAACCGCCAGGAAAAAACTTCTCATCCGTGAACCTCACAGGGGGTGGGGGTGGGTCTTTTTCCGCTCGCCATCATCCGAAATCCGTCAAGCGTTCCGCCATGCTTTGATCCGCGAGCACTCGGCAGTTTCTGCCCGCTTCGAGGCGAAGTGCTTTCGTCGCACTTCCCGCTTGCGGGCTCGAATCTCTTCGGGCGTGGGATCTGGCACCTCGTCTGCTCGAACCGGATCGCGGTCAGGCAATCCGAAAAACTTCCGAGCGGCGTAAACCAACTCGCGAGAGACGTTGAAGTGCTTGGCGATTTCTTTCGCCAGCATCCGCGACTCCCAGAGACGTTTCAGTTCGCCCTCGGTGATGTGGTAGTAGCGTCGATCCATCAGGCGTCCTTGGCGAGCGGCATGATGACCGTCCGAATGCCTTCACCGGCTCGCAGGATGACCGCAGAGTCGCCATCCTTCGCCTCGATCGTGATCGTCTCGGCCGGGTCGATGCTTCCGCAGCGAAGCCACGACAAGACGAATCGCGGGTCGAGCTTCACCGTGCAGGCGTGGCCGACTTCGACCAGGTCGCACGTCGCCGACGACTCGCCGTATTCAGACGATCGGGCCGACAGGAAAAGCCCGTCCTTCGTGAACACGAATTCCGTCCCCTTCGAGCTCTCGCTAGCGCAGATGCTCGCCATTTCGCAGGCGTGAGACAGAGCCCCAGCGACGACGAGCGACGGCGTGACGCCGTGATCGACTTCCACGTCTCGCCAGCGTGGGAATCGCCCTTCGATGAGCCTGGAGCGGACAATCGTCCCGTCCACCGTGGCGACCAGTTCGCGTCCCGTGGTTTCCAGTTGGACGCTCTGAGCGCCCTTAGCGAGCCTGACGAGCGTGTCGACCGCAGCCCGAGGGGCGAGCGTCTGCGAATCGTCGCAGTCTTGCTCGACCTCGCACGACGCAGCGCAGAGCCGCCGGCCGTCAGTGCCGACGAACGTCAACGTCCCGTATGGCTCCTCTTTGTCCTTCGGGCGTGAGAACTCCATCAGCACGGCCCCAAGAGCGAAGCGGCTGCTCTCGTTGTCAGTCGCACCCTTCACGGTGGAGACGAGCGAAACGAACTGGTCAGCGGGCAGGCGCGCGATCGACCTCGACGCCGCATAGTCCCCTGGGGGATATTCTTTTGCATCCTCGACCGGCAGCCGCCATGTGCCGCTGCCGCCCTGCACCACGCAACAAGAGCCGTCGACGGTCAGCGTCACCTCGTCAGAGCCGACGAGGCTGTTGACTATCGACGAGAGCCGTTGGAAGGGCAGCAGGATCGGCGGGCCGTCCGCGCCGGGCAGCGGTGCCGTGATCCTCAGTTCGAGATCGGTCGCCGTGATCGTCCCGTCACTGATGAGCACGTTGGCGAGAATCGGCTTCGGGCTTCGCGTCGGCACTGCGGCCGCAACCGCTCGCAGCCCGGCAGCGAGGTCGCTCGCCGCCAACTGTATGCCACCAGTCCGGGTTTTTCTTCGGGTCGCTGTCGTCGTCATTGCTCGCATCCTTTCGAGTGAGTTTCAAACCAACCAACAGCCCAGCGGCGAACGTCACCGCCTGGGCCATGCCGAAAAACGAGAGGGCCGTGAGATCGTGGATCGTCATCGGGCCGCCTCTAAGCGTTCGAGTTTGAGCTCCAGCCGCTCAATGGCTTGAGCGAGCCGGAATTGCTGTTTGTGCATCTTGCGAATCGTGTCCGCGCTCATTTCGTGGATGAGGCGGCTGTTGTCGTCGATGTCCTCCATCCACGCCTGGATCGCCGCCATGTCGGCGACGATGAGGGCGGGCGGCAGTTCGTAGGGCATATCGCTCATCGCTCACCCCCAATCGGGCGAATGGTGCGAGCCTGACGCTCAGAGCGGACAATCCAGCCGCGCCGCTCTAGCGTCTTCAAATGGCACTCCACGCCGTTAGGCGAGGCGATGTCGAGCAGCCCGCAAAGCTCGCGGACGGTCGGGGCGTAGCCGTGCGAGTCGATGTAGTCGACGATTGCGTCGTAGACGCGGCGCGCGGCGTCGGTGATCGGCTCGGGGGCGGTGGGGGCGGTCTTTGTCATGCGATTCCTTTCGCTTCTGTTTTCGCCTTGGCTGCAAGCGCACGACGGGTCCGCTCGAAAGCCTCGGCATCTGGTCCTGTGAAAGCCTTGGGTGGCGGTGCTTCTCCGAAGTCACGGCCCTTCTTCGTGTCGTTCCGGTCGTCGTACTCCCCGCCGTTGCAGAGCGTCACGAAGTCCGGCCCGCAAAACTGCCCTAGCGACACGGCAGTCCGAAAGAACTGGCACCGGCCCAGCCGCTCGATGGCTTTGAGAGCCTCGTCGAGCCAACCGGGCTCCGACAGCCGCTCCACTGCCTTCGGGTGTGGATTGACCGGCTTCCACGCTTTCCCCTTGCCGGCGTTCCAAGCCCGGCGAAGCGTCTGCCATGCCTGCTTGTCAAATCCCTCGCGCGGTAGAGGAGGAAGTTCTTCTCTTCTCTTCTCTGGTAACGCATCGAGCGTTACAGGATCGGCGGGGCGTGTAACGCTTGTAGCGTTACGGTGCGTTTCGACCCTATTTTTCCCGAGCGCACGGGTCTTCGCGGTGTCGCTGCAATGCCGGTCGAAACGCGGGAAACTCAGCCCCTCGCCTGTTTCGACCAGCCAGCCCACCCTGACAAGGGCGGCACCGTACCCATCACGCCGAGCCAAACGATCAACCCACGCCAGATCGACACCTTCGACCTGGCCGTCTTTGCTATGGCGGTCTGCCCACGACCAAAGCCGGAAGAGCTTGCCGATCACGGCGTCCTCTTCGAGCCCGCAGATCGACGCCAGCCGGATAACGGCCGGGTCGTCAGCCAGGTCGTGCCGCATTTTGAGCCAGTCACCGGCCATGTTGGCCTCCCTTACCTTCCGCCGCCCCTAGCGGGGCAGTCGCGGCAATTCGTCCATCGGGTTCAGTTGATTCGCAGGCACGAAGTACGCGGGCGGTCGCCCTGCGTGATTCGCCAGCCATTCGGGCCGCTTCGCGTTCCGGCCTTCAATCCAGCCGCGCACGCAATACGCTGGACATCTGCCGGTGATGAGAACCCACGTTGATTCGTCGTCGTCGCCTGGTCTGACGATGAGGTCGTAGTCGTGCCGGCTGCGGGTTCGCACTTGCAGGCCGGGCAGGTCGTTTGCTTTCCATGTGTTGACGCTGCCGTCCCAGAAAATCCCGAGCAGCTTGGCGACCGCCATTTCGCCGCACGCGCCCTCAATGTGCTCGCTCCACCCCTCGCCGTCGTACCCGTGGGAGTCTTGTTTTCCGGCCATCATTGCTTTCAGTTGGCGCATCCATCCGACGTGCGAAGCCATAGCCGCCTCGTACCAACTCAAAGTCACATCAGCGCTCATCCGTGAGCCCTCCGTGTTAGACCAGTGCCGGCGTCTTCGGCGTCCGCTGCCGAAGTTGTGACCAGTCGCAATAAGCCTGCTCAAAGAGCGCGGGCGATCGGTGGCCTAGGTGGAGCCGCCCCGCGCCCGGCTTTTCCATCTCGCAATGGGTCGCCCCGCTGCGACGCAGCCACTTCGAGCTCCCGCCCATGCCGACGCTGTCGAGCAGGATCCGCATGTGCCGCATTGCCATCCGTCGTTTGCAGACCCAGCCGAGGATTCGGCCGTCTGGCGACACGGCGAGCATTTCGTCGATGGCGGTCAGACAGGCTGGCGTCAGCGGTCGGACCAACGGATCGCCGGTTTTGCTCTGCGTCCAAGACAGCGTGTCGCCGTCCAGGTGCTCGCGGGTGAACGACATCACGTCGCCGAAGCGAGCCCCGCACTCGTAGGCGAGAAGCACCCAGCACCGGAGGAACTTGCCGAGGTCGGCCCCGGATCGGAGCCGCTTGCCGTCGTGGGCCTTCGTGGCGGCGATCAGCCCGCGAAGTTGCTCGACCGTCCACGCCTTCGTCGGGCTCTTGCGGGCCTTGATCTTCATCACGCCGCGCGGGGCTTCGTCGATCATCCCGGTCTCAAACGCATATCGGTAGAGCGTGAGCAGGATCGTCCTCTCAGCCCTGACCGTCGTGCTGGCCTTCTCGGCCGAGATCGTCCGAAGGTATTCGTTGACTCGCTTGACGCTGACCTCGCAGCAACGCAGGGAGATCCGCTCGACGTTCTCGGCGTAATGCTTGGAGACGATCCGCTCGGCGAGGTACGCCTTTGCGATGCGTCCGAATGTCATGATGGCTGGCTTTTTCATTGATCTACGTCCTTGTGTATTGGCCCCGTGTGGTGGGGCAGACCGTCGAGTCACGACCCTGGAGATGATTGGTTTCGGGCCGCCTCGGCTGCGGTGGTTTCCGACTCCCGCTGCGGGTCGCTGCCGTCTTCCGGCTCTGAGGCTGCGACTGCCTCGACTTTGCTTGCCCGTCTCACGGTGGCTCTCGCACTGCCCCAGACGTTGACGACGATCGCGTCGGTCAACTGCCCGCGCTCGGCGAGCACCTGGTCGACAGCCACGAGTGCCTTGTAGAGCTCCCATCCAGCAGCCCTCGCCTGCTCGGGGGTGAGAGTCGCCATCGGCATCGGCTGGAATCCGCCGTTGCTGACCCGCGAGGGCATCCGGATCGGCGGACGATCACCCATGCGAATGTCCGACTCCTCGCGGCGGGCTTCCTCCTCGATGTAGGCGAAGGTGCTGATGTAGCTCATCGGGCGTTGGCCTCCGCTTCGACCTCTTGCCCGTCAAAGTGCTCGGTGCCGCTGTCCTGTGCGTTGAGCAGGATGTCGAGCTTCCCGTGGATGAGATCGCACAGGCTCTTGTGCTCGTCACGGGTGAACGTGCCGTCGCCCAGCCGCTCGTCTGCCGTGCTGCGGAGCTTCTCCAGCCGCTCGACCGTCGTGGCCTTGCTGACGAGGATGCGAGCCTTGCCCAGCGGCGTTTCCGTCGCGAGCGTGTCGTTGAACTTCGGGCGAACGACGACGGGCTCGGGCTGCGGCTTGACGAACTGGGCGTAAGCCCCGCCCGCTGGGCCGTGATCCTGTTGCGGGGCAGGCGTCGGGTAGTCTTGCGCCTCCTCGGCCGTGATGAGCCCGCGCAGGGCGTCAGCGAAGGCGTTGCGAAGTGCAAAGCCCCGTGCTCTCAGGGCCATCATTCTCCCCGGATATTGCTGCCACGGTCCGCTCTTGCCCCAGAGCCCCGCCTTCTTGGCGTCGGCCACACTGAATCGGCTGATCGTCGGGGCCGGGTAGCCTCGCCGCTTGGCCTCGCACACCGCGACGAGGTTGTCTCCGTCGCCTTCGGTGTATTCGCGGACGTATTCGCAGACCGGGCTGGCTTGAACCAGAGCCAGGGCGGCATCGCCCCAGATCGTCGGCCTGCCGTTGATGACGGCGATGCTCTGGAGCGATTGCATCGGGGAGAGCCCGACCTCGCTCCCGTGCTGAATCGCCAACATGCACGACTCAGGCTTGCCCTTGAAATCCTTGGGTGCGAACTCAGACGCCGCCACCATCTTTGAGAAGCGGAAGGCGTCGTCGAACGATTGAAGGGCAAGTCCGGTGGCTGCCCGCTGCGTTGAAATCTCCGTGCTCATCTGTCGATGTCCTTTCGTGTTTGCGTCCTGAAAACAGCCGCTTCGTCGTCCTGAGTCTGCGGCAATCAACCTCCTGCACCCGGATCCTCCGGGGGTTTCCTAGTGCGTTACGTCCTTGGCGGAGACCGCCAGCCAGCCGCCGTCGATTTCGATTGAGAGCCGGTCGCCGTCGATGTCCCAGATGCGACCGCTCCACTGCTTGCCGCCGGAGGTGCCGCTGACGAAATCGCCGATGGCGAAATGCGTCTGGCGCGGGGCGGGCGTCTGGTCGGAGAGGTAGGTCGCGGCGGCGAGATACTCGTTGTCGTGTGCGTCCATGTGAGGGGGTCTCCTTAGTTTCGGGGGTAATGTACGGGCGTCTCTCAGTCGGTCAAGGGGGTACTGAACAAGCATTCCAGTTGGTCGGTGCGAGGCGTGGATTGTTTCGGCAGATCGTTGCATATGTATACGGCGGTCGTTGCATATGTCAAGCGCGGCACTTCGGCATGAGGGTTGACCTGTTCAGCCGACGAATCATCGCCATGCCGCCGTGGTCTTTGGCAATCTGCACGGCCTCTTCGTCTGTCAACTCAAACCACTCGCTTTGAAGCCGCCGCCGCTTCCACTTCTCGTGCAGTTCAGCTTCAACCTTCTTGTGCGATGTCGTGTGAATGACCGCCACAAGCGTAAGCGGGTAGGCAGAGCCGGACTGGAGCGTGCTAAGTCGCTGCGTGACGCTCGATGCGGTGCTGCCGATCTTGATCGCACCGCGAGAGTTGCTGATGAAGTAGACGCCACAGAATGAATGCGTCGGGCCGGTCTTCATCATCTCGTCCTTTACCTCGGCAACGTCATCGTGCACGAGCGCCGCCTCCGGCGAATCTGACTCTACGACAACCCAGTTCCCTCCCCTCCGCTCCTTGGACTTCAGGCCTGAGCAAAAGGCGTCGGACAGAGCGGCGTAGGCGTGCTTGCGGACTTGTGATCGAACGAGAAATCCGGCGAAGTGTTCGCCATTCCCGAGAGCGCCGTGGACGCGATGGACCTCCTGGTGGAAGGCCTCGCCGTCTCTAGCCATGAAGACGGCATACACGTTGCGGTAGCTGCGGTAGCCAAACTTGCGGCACCAGAGCGTCCAGTATCCGTATTGCAGACGACGAAGTTCATTGTCTTGCGAATTGCCCATGGATCACCTTGCGTAAAAGAGGGGCGGACCAAAGCCAGAGTTATCGAAAAATTCCGAGCGTCGCGTCGGCGAGGTTTATTGCCGATTGGCCGAACTGCCGCAGGCGACCATGCTCTTGCTGCGGCATTGGCGTCGATGCCTGCACGGCGTATGGCTGCATGGCGAGCCGCGTCGAGAGCTCGATGACCGCGAGCCTGTGTCGTGTCTCGACGAGCAGCGAGCAGCCGGCGGCTAGCACGGCGACGATCAGCAGGGCTCGGAGTGTGTCGTGGATCATCGGCGATTCCTTTCGTTGTGCGATTGCCACCCATTTTGCGGCTGTCGGCGGGCTGGGTGGCCCCACCTTGTGCGTTGGTTAGCGGTAGTAGGTCACTCGGTTGCCGACCGCGTTGATCGTGCGGCGGGTGCCGTCAGCGAAGACCTGAAACAGAAGCGTGGAGCCCTTGACGCCCTCAATGATGCACTGGCGGATGATGCCAAGTTCGCGGGCGACGTTCACGCCAACGCCGAGCTCCTCAGCAACCTTGTACGTCCGATTGTTGAGCGTGATCGTTTCCATCGTTTCGTCTCCCGGTTCAGGCCTGCGAGTCTCATTTGCTCGCATGCCCCAATCATATCGGCCGATCGTTGCATATGCAATAGGGGGAAATGCCGGGGAAAACGAGATTTTCCGAAAATTCTTCAGCCGCCCTTGGCCTTCTTGCCTGGTCGGGAGGACTTTGCGGCCCGCTTGGCTGGCTTGCTGGCCTGCTCTGCTTCGGATTCGTCCTGCCCGCTTCGATCCCGACCTCGCGGGAAACCGACGCCGGCTGGACGTGCCGCCTCTTCTTCGAGGAACTTAGCCACGCTCTTTCGCTGGATCATCCAGCCGTGGCCTGGAATCAGCGTTCCTGCCAGCCGCTTTCCCTCGGGGCGAGGCTTGTCCTCGTCGTAGACAAGGCGGGTGACGGTGCTCGGGGCGCGAGCGCCGATTTCCTTCATCACCTGCCGCACGGTTATGTATCCCGCAAAGGGGCTTGCCATGGCTATCATCCCTCCAATCGTATCGTCTGATCCGTGCAAAGCAAACGCAGCCGGCGTTGCCTTCCTGACTCGAAACTCCGTACACTGGAACAACCAGTCAAAGGGGCCGATTGTTCTAGCGGATGGGGTGTAGTTTGTACTGTTGTACAGGCACGCTACAATCGCCTCCCTTGGCACAAAAAGGAGACGAGAAATGACGCTTCGAG